CTAACAACTCAGACGCCTGTCAAAGAAGTACCAGAGCCAACGGCACCAGTGGTTCCTGAACCAGTCAGAGACTCAGAAGCAGCAACAGTCACAAGGCGCTCAGTTCGGATGAACTTGAAGCCCATGAATGTGTCGACTTCACCTTGTACAAGAGCTTTTACGCTATTGTAGTCAGCACTTGATACAGCAGTCTCACCCAAAAGGCTTGAAAGCTGAGAAGAAGTGATCGCCATGTAGCGAGGGATTGACTCATCTACATCAGCTGCATCTAAAAGTTTTTTGGTAGCGCGAAGGGTAAGTACGTTCAAGTTACTTACGGCAGAGGCGTTGTTCGCAGCGTAGCGATTCGCATTTGCGTAAGCAATTGAAGTACCACCGCTCTCACCGCCGTAAGCAGTACCACCGGCAGCGGCGATGATTGCATCGTCGATTGCGCGGCCTAATGCCCACATAGCAGCCATTGCGTAGTCAGACTGGGGGTCGATCAACGTGCGGATTTTATCCTGGTCGTCGATCAAGTCTGCCCACTCGTAATCACTCAAAGTGACCATACGTCTTGAGTGAGGAGTGTCGAGTTGTGGAGTATCGCTGTGGCGGCTGATTTTCTTTACAGCAGTCACTGAACCGATACGATCATAGAACGCTGACTTACCTTTTTGGCTCTCAGAGCGAACTGCTCCGCGAAGCTTACTGCCCTTTTGTTGAGACAGATGAAATACATTCGAGCTGTATTGTTGCACGAATGCCGTTGTAATTTCTTGAGACATTTTAATGTCCTCCATGTTTAGTTTGTTTAAGGAAACTCTTTTTGGGTTAGCTGCCCAGATCGAATTGCCCTCAACGCGGAGGATTCGGAAAGCGACATGGCCCGCTTAAGCATGTGAGGATCTTGCCAGAGATTGCCCCTACTGAAAATTCTACACAGTAGGGGCCATATGTCAACTAGGCCGAAGGATAGGCTTGCTTGAAAAGCTCCTGCATTTCCTGGACCGCTGCGTTATGATTAGGATGAGTCTTATTATGGTATGGGTGATCCTTGTTTCCTTGGATCGTGCGGATTTCTTTCATGGCTTCTTTTGGTGCCTTGGCTCCAGAAAGGGTTCCGTCTCCACCCACGATTCCTGATTCCTTAAGTTGCTCCCCGACCTTACTCATGAACTTAATGAGCTTTACGTCGTTACCAAGTCCTGACTCGTCCATATGCTTAATCAGGTCTGGATCTCCAAACTTCTGAATCACATGCCGAGCCTGAGCAACTTTATCGTTAAATGCCAGTCCCCATTCTTGCTTGAGTCCTTCGATTTGCTCGGCAATCGTTTGCTGTCCAGCTTTCTCATTTTTCTGCATAGCCGCTGCATTTGCCTGTGCAAACCAGTCGAGGACTTCTTGCGCTTGCTGGGGAAGGATTCCTGCCTGGTGGGCAGCGACTTGGAATTGGTCAACAAACTCTCCTTTGATGGCCTCTGGCTCTTTCACTGTGTAGTCTTTTACATCAATAGGTAGGCCAAGTTTTTGGTAAACAGTCTTCCAGTCCTCTTTGGTAGCGTGTTTGCTTGGTACTGGGATTTTGTCAGCGCCGACTAATTTTTGTGCGTGTAAGTATGATTTAGCGAGTGTAGGAAGGTCATTGATGGACTTGAAGGCTGCTTCAGCTCGTAGCTCATCAGGCAGTCCCAATCTCCAATCACCAGCGGCATACCCTTGGGCGCCTGTATTAGCAGCCTGGTTAGTGCCGGGTGTTCCTGATCCACTATTTCCAGCTCCACTATTCGCTGCCCCGGCATTAGCTCCAGCCCCGCCTGATCCGCCAAGTAAAGTTCCACTAGGTTGTCCTGCCGTTTGAGATCCATCTACCACCGCTTCAGCCATAAGCTGATTAAACATCCTGAGATTCATTTTCCATCCTTTCTTTAAGTTTTAATAGATCTAGATTCAAAAAAGATTGAATCCTAAGTACTACATTTCTCTCACCTTCTCGAAAGAAGATTTCATGCCCCTTGTCATTAGCCCCTCCAAAGGTCGAGCCTTGGCAGTGGTGTGTACGCATCAAGTCTTCTAGTACTGCCTTGCCTTCTGGACTTGCAAAAACTTTCTGGTAGCTGGCGATAGTTGCCAGCTGCTTCTGTGCCTGTTCGTTCATATTACTTCCTTTCGGTTATTCCTCACCCATCTCTTCTGCGGCTGAGGCATCTTTTGCGGTTTTAGCGGCACCCTGCATTTGTTCCACTTGCATTTGCTGTTGCTGTGCTTGAACCATCTGCTGCTGTGCCTGTGCTCTGCTTTCGCGGATCTGCTTAACTTCTTTATCTTTCCTGATAACATCTTGAGGAAAGCCGTAGATTTTGGCAATCTTTTTAAGTGCCATATCTCCATTAAGGTAATCCATAACAGACTGATCCATCTGAATGAATGGAGTCAGTGCTTGAACTGTACGCATAATATTCTGTCCCTCAGTCATTCTTTGTGTGCGCGCAACCATTGAGGAGTACTGCACATCAATAACAGATCCCTGTAAAATATCTGGGGCTTGAGGAAGCAACCCTTTTCGGTACATGATCTGGAATAACCTGTCTACTAGAGGCTTAAGAAACTCAGACTGCATCCGTCCTAACATTGGACCCAGTAAACGCATTCGCTCCTCTGTTCGTTGCATGACTTCTGTAGCTGTCATCTGAGGCCCGTTGCCGAGTTGGAGCTGGTCAATGAAGAAAGCTTCGCGAACCTTAGTTCGTCGCTCTCTTACAGCCTCGAATCCAAAGTCGATGCGTGTATCGTTGAAAATTGGCTCAATCCTATCGTTTCCGCCTGCACGATAGTAGTTCATCCCACCTGGATGTGTCTTCACAGGTAGAACAAATCCATCATCTGGAGCTTGCAGCGGGGGATCTACCACTTTCTGAGCACCAATAATTACTGTCTCGGTCATTTTGTTGATAGTCTTCATCTCAGGCAAAGCCACCATTCCGGGAGATCTTCCGTAGATCTCACCACTCGCTTTACTCCAGCGGGGAACTAAGAAAGGAAACTCATTGAACCCTTTCTTAAATAACTCTGTACTATCTTCACAGAGAATATATTGAGACACAAAAGCAAACGGTCCTTTTTGTTTTCCATCAATTCTTTTCTGTGGGTAAATCGCATGAATAATCTCATGGTCCTTATCGTCTGCTTTCTCGATGCAAGATTGCAGGATTCTACTGACTTTTATTGCATTATTTCCCCACTCATTAAGTATTTCCTGAGCAGACCACTTAAACTTTCTGTACAAACAGTCAACGGTTCCTTGGTTATTTTCATCTATGCAAACATCGGCAATAAACTTCGTGGAAAAGCGGATTACTGTCTCATCATCTTCCTCAGCCGACATAATAGCTGTTCCGAAAGCACAAAGATCCATATATAACTCATGGACCTCTGTCTGAAAGTTAGAGTTATTCAGAACATTATGAAGCCTAAGAGTGCATTCCTGTAAAAAAAGTCTTACGTCGTCTTCTTGATCTAACTCTGTTTTACCAGTTGTTAATTCAAACCAAGGAAGATTAGGAGAAGTAAGCATGCCATGTAAAGCGCCAGATAATAGCTCATTAGATTGAACTCCTGTATTGTCTAATAGGGTAATTCCCTTCTTGTTTCCTGGGTATTGTACTCTAGTAATATTATCTTTTCTTGGAAGAATATAGTCGGCTATCTCTTGCCAATGGGTCTCAAAGTTACTTCGGTCCCCTTTTAGTTTTGAAAATCTAGCCTTAATCTGATCTGGCTTTAAGTATCCCATTATTCACCGCCTAATAAAGTTCGCTTAGCTTGTTCCCCTGCACCTGTCGCATATCCGTCAGTAAGCAGTGTCTGTCGTTGTCCTGGATGTTGCAAGAAAAGTTTTGCCATTTCTCCTTGCTTCTTCCTTCCTTCTCTACTTGCAAGGTACTGATCCACTTCTGATAAAGGAAAGATACTGTCAGTGTTAATTTGAAGCTGCCTTCTAGCTCTATCCCGCATTTCGGCTGAAGCAGTGGGATCTTTGGCTATTTCTTCTAGTCTTGACCTATACTCCGCAGTTAGTCCAATCTCTTCAAACTGTTTTCTTCCGTATATTTGATTTCTAAACATGCCTCTAGTTAAAATATTAGCAGCATTCTTAGCAGTGCCAGATGGATCTATCAATCCTCCAGTTGCGTCTTTCACAGTGCCAGTAACATTTTCAATATCTTTCCTACGCTGCTCCATAAAATCGCCCACTGGATTGTTGCCAAAAGATACATTAACGGATGGTAACTTTATTGGATCTTCTCCGCTCATAAATCCTCCTAGTGAAATATACCGTAAGAGTTGTCACACTCACGAGGTAAGTTTCTTGAATTAATATCTTGTCTATCGTACTTGTTTCCTATCGCAAACATTCTAAATGCATCTGCAAAGTGAGATGACCAATCATGCAGGGGTTTATCCTGGTAGATTTTATTTTTTGGGTCCCACTTTTTTTGATACGAACGTAAGGCTGCTATGCCCCGTTCGCACCTTTCCAAATCGAACCAGCACTTGGGGAGGATTAGCCTTACGGCATTGATTCCGTCTTCTACGGCTAGCCTTGGCAGCACGTTTATCCGCGCTCCTTTCCATAATTCTCTGAGTATCTCTACGCGAGTTTTGCCGGTGGTGAGATCCCTCGCCGCGGCGTCGTGTGGAAGATTTATGTCCCCGTAAATGTAAGGTTTCTTTTTTAGTTCTCTTACGTACCAATCAAGCCCCACTCCAGACATCTCTAGTGAGTCTATAATCCTAAATTCTCCTGCAACTTTTTGAGTAAACCAAATGGCTGTTGAGTCTCCTATACCTAAGTCCCACCAAGTCTCCACTGGTACCGCTGGATCATAAGGAACTTGTCGTATCCTTCCACCAGTCTCAGCTTCGGACATCTGTTTTCCGTAGTACGCACCGACAAGGGCAGCTCCCCAGTCACACTCGTACTCTTGCATATACTCTTCTTCAGACATAATCTCACGAGCTGCATCGAGTTCTTCCTGCGTAAATGTCTTGACCGCAGGCTTATCCTCGTCACTACTTTCAGTTTCCACCTGTGAAGTTTCAGCATCAGGAGCAGGTGTGCCCTCTTGAGTCTGTACCTGAAATTCATCAGTCTGAGGCGCTGAGGTAGAACCCTCACCACCGGTTTCTTCATTCTGTAAAACCCAAAATCTCTTAACGAACATTTCATGAATCCTCAGATTCCTCGGTGAGCCCCACCGATAGGGATATCAACACAATAACAGTTATTTTTTTCAAGTCAATCGAAAAAAAAGTGAAAAATATTTTTTCATCAAACTCACACGTGTTTATCGAGGGTTGCGATGTTTATTAGGTTTGAGTGAAATAATTATCAAAAAATAATCCTTGACAAGAATAATCGAAAAGTAGTATAGTGGGGGAGAAGAGGAAGAGGGGGCCTGAACGAGATACTAACGAACAAACGTTAGGCAGGGAGGATTGGCCCCCAGCCAGATCCGACCGATGCAAAGACGATTTACTAACGAAGACTAGATGAATAAATAAACGAAGACTAGACGGATCGTAAGTCGACGAACCTATTGAAGACTAATCAAATATACCTAACGAAGACTAGATGAATTTATTATCGAAGACTAGACGAGTATAAGACCATAGAACTACTCTAAATCTCCCTTATCAGATAAAGAGGATTTAATA